CCACCACCTTCTGCGTCTCGTCGTCCGTGCCCTTGCTCATGTCAACAGCCAGCGCGCCTGGCGTCACCTTCGTGACATGCAGAGCGTTTTTGTGCGTGGCGTGCTTGCGGTGACGGGCGATCAGGTAGTGATCAGCGCCATCGATGATCGTGACGCGCACGTCGCAGTTCTTTTTGGCCGTCTTGTTGACCACCGCATCGCCTTTGACGCCACGTGCCGTCACGCCATAGAGCGCCCAGCACAGCGCATCAACAATGGACGACTTGCCGGCGCCGTTGGATTCGGCAGATGGGTCGTCGCCATTGACGCCCTGGATCAGCAGCAGACCGCGCTCGTCAAGCTCGATCTTGGCCTTACCGATAGTCAAAAAGTTTTCAATTTCCAGTTCTTTGAAGTTCATCAGCAGTCTCCATCCCAGCCTGTTTCAGGCATGGACAAGTCGTAGTAGAGGCCCAGCGTCTCGTAGGAGAAGTCGCCAAGCTCGGTGCCGTCGCCTGGGTATTGCGAAGGGTGGCCGTTCAGTCGCGGGAAGCCACCGTTCGTCGCATTGCGAATGAAAATGCAACGGTCTTTGACCCATACGCTCAGCCGCGTGCCGTCGCCATAGAAGTGGTCGGCCAGCTTGCGCGCGCCGGCTGGCAAATCACGCGCGCTCATCAGTCCTCTCCTTTGGAAATCTGCTTGCTCATACCGTCACCGCCTGTGCTTCGCTGAGAATGTCCTGGCACAAGGTGGCCAGGTCTTCGGGTCGGCGCATCGCCTGCGCCTTGATGTAGCTGCCCACACTGGCTTCGAGCGTTTCGCCCGACTTGACCAGGGCAGTGCCTGCGCGCGGGGTGGCTGCGGCCGTCTTGTGGTGCAAGATCGTGACGCCCGCCGCACCGCAGTCGGTCAGGTAGGCGCGCAGATCCTCGACGTCCTTCTGGTTGGACGAGCTAATCTTGGCGCGAGCGTAGTTCCCATCCACGATCAGCGGGATGTCCGCAGGGTCGGTGCTGGCGTCGATTTCAACGAAGGCCGGCGCGTGGCTCTTGAACCAGCGCACATTGCTGTCCGTGACAACCAGGAAGCCAGCCTTGCTGTTCACGTCGCTCCAGCTGTGGTGCGACAGGGCGCCAACTGAGTAGACGCCGTTGCCGAAGTCCTTGTGGTGGTGGTAGTGGCCCGAGAAGACGCGCTTGAAGCCAATACTGCCCAGCCAGGCCGCATCAAGCCCGTGATCTGGCAGGCCTGGAATCACCCCGTCAATCGGGGCGTGAATCATCAGGTCCACGTCGCCCGGCTTGGACTCCGAATCTCGGGCTGTCTCGATCTCCCGCTTCAACTGAGCGATGTCCTGAATCCACGGGATCATGATCACCCGATCGCCAGCGTCTCGCAGCCCTTGCATGGCTGTGTGGATGACCCTGCAGCCAATGTCTTCAAGCGAGGTCACCGCGCTGCCCAAACGCGTGGACTCTTTGCTTTCAAGATCATGGTTGCCTGGCAGCAGCACGATCTCAAAGCCATCCATGATGAGCTTCTTGTAGAGGTCCTTCGTCGGGTTGAGGACCGATGGCGCGATCGAGCCACGCACATGGAACAGGTCGCCCGTGTGATAGATCGTCTTGCCGCCAGCTGCCCGGACCTCCTGTGCGCAACGCTCGGTTTCGTCCAGAATGGTCTGCAGGCGCGAGTTCACGCCGTTGGCGTTCACCGTGGCGAACGCAGACCACGCATGGTTGTGGGTGTCCGAAATGATGCCGTAAGGTTTCATGCCTTCTCCTTTATTCAGTCGTGACTTATCACGAGACGTAAAATTTATGGCGCCCAATGGTGGACACCAACTTCATGCTGTGACGCCAGACCGGGCGAACAGTCTTGACGTGATAGAACTTGGCCCCGCCCACAAAGTAGTCGGGTTCGGACTTGCGCGCGAGGGTGACCACAGCAACGCGCCAGGCCGTGTTCCAAGCCTTCTCGTCTTTGGGCTGGCCCTTGACCGTCAGCGCGTAACCGGCGCTCGTCTTGCGAACCATGCCAAAGCCGGGATTGACCCAGGAGAACTGTTTGGGCTTGGTGACCACTTCACAGACCTTGCGCGGATCACGCTCGGCCCTGTTCAGCGTCACTTGCGCCACAGCATGCTGGCCGACGATGGGCTCGCCGCGGGCCTCCATATAGACATTCATGGCCATGCACATGATGGCGGTGGTCATCAGCATGGGATCACCACCCCGGCGCGCTTAATCTGACAGACCCAGTTTTGTGCCGAGCGGTTGTCGCTTGGCGTCAGGGGCACCGTCACGGTCTTGTTGGCCGCCACGTTTACCAGCTTCAGATGGCGGTTGCGAGACTTGATCTCCCACCCGTCATCCAGCAGTAGCTTGACCACCTTTAGGACTAGTTCACTCTTGATCGTCTTGGACAGGTTCATGTGTTGCTTGTTGCTCATGTTGCGTTCAAGGTTAGATTGTAAGGTGCTAAGTCAGGAGTGACTACCGCAACTTCATCGCCTTCGCAATACTGCCGCTGCTGATCGATGTGTTCACGAGGAACTTGTCTCGCCCGAGTCTACGTTGCGGCGTAGTGCCTTCGGGGTGTGGCTCGCTTGGCGGGCTCCAAAAGTCCTGCAGCCTCGTAATATAGTAGTGGACGTTTTTGCCAACACGGTGGGCAACCCCTATTGCAGTAGCGCCTCTTCTTTCAGCTTCCCGCAGTGTTGCGATGTCCAAACACCAGGCGTTCTTGCGAAAGAACAGCGATCTGGACTTTTCGCCCGAGCGCCACGCCAGGTAGAGGCACCTGCCGTCATCAAAGTGGTAGAACATGCCATATTTCTTGCCGTTGACGGAGTGAGGAACGCGCGTGATGCTCACCACGATCCCCACTCCCCGACATAAGCCAACATGCGGCGCGCGTCAACCTCGTCAATTACGGCGAGTTTGGCAACATTGCCCTTGATGACTTCTTCCATATTAACTTTTTCGACATTCCAGGACTTGAACTTCTTTTGAAGCGTCCTGCTGTTTGCAATGGCGTTGTCCAGAAAGTCATGGACATCTTTTTTGAACATGCCTGACTGGCCGGCATCTTTTCGAGATTGGCGCAGCCAGCAGCCGTAAGATGGGTCTGCGCCAAGAACAGACCTCACCACTTTCATTTTGTGCTGCCCGAACGGGAAGGTATCGTCTAATCCAATCATTCAATTCTCTTGAGGTAAATCACTGCCGTCTTCTTCGTCACGGTGGCAATGTGAGGCCCATAGATCTTGCACAGCAAGGCATAGAGCCTGGCGTGCGCGTCGGCTGGATCGTTCGCGATTTCAGTGTGGTTCTTGGCCCCGTGGATCAAACACATCTCGCCAAGCGGCCCCACCTCGACGCTTTGAACTTGCGCCCGACCAATAATCATTTTCGCTTTTTCATCCAGGAGATAAACCTCTTCACCAGGATTCAAGCATTTGGGATAGAAACCGCCAAGACGAAAGGTATTGAACTCGCTCTCGATGCCGACAACCGGCGGAATAAAGCCAATGACTCGCTTTTGCATAATTTGCCCCTACACGTTAAAACTAAAGTGTAGGGGCAAATGCTTAGACTGGAGCAGTTGGCAGCAAGGCGACCAGTTGGTCGTAGGCTTTTTCCTGGGTGAGTTTTTCAGCCAGGGCTTTGACGAAATACTGCTTGCCGTCAGTCCACTTCACGCGCGGCTTGGAATACTCAATCAACTTGTTGTCGATCAGGTATTGGAGCAAGCTGGTGACCGTATCAAACAGTGCCGCGCCATTCTCGTCAAACGACATGCGCAGGCTTGTTTCCTGGAACGGCTTGGTGAACTTGGACTTGGTGCATTGGATGGAGATGTTTTGGCCGACAAACTCTTTCTCGCCATCCACCAGGTCCATGATCTTCTGACGGCCCAGGGCCAGACGGGCAGAAGCGTAGAACTCCATTGCCTTGCCGCCTGGCGTTGTGCGCGGGTCACCATAGACCACACCGGGCTTCAGGCGCATCTGGTTGAGGTAGAGGAACGTGGCGTTCGACTCCTCGCAGTAGTGCGCCATCGACTTGAGCGTGGTGCTGGTCACGCGAGCCAGGGCCGTGGTGTCGTTCATGGACAGCTCATCCAGCTCCTTGTCAGCCACCGACTTTGGCAAGGCCGCCGCGATCGAGTCGAACACGAACAGGATGGGCGCGTCTTCCGAGATCACCTTGGAGGCACGCACGGCGCGCGCCGCTTTGGCCGCGATCATGTTGCCCTCTTCCCAGGTCTTCGGCTTGGCGTAGATCCAGTAAGGGCGATCCGTGCGCAGGCCAAAGCCTTCGGCCAGGTGGACGTCAAAGCTGCGCTCCCAGTCCATGAAGCCGGCCACGCCACCCATGCGCTGCGCCTTGACCATCCAGGCGGTGGCCAGGGCCGTCTTACCTGTGGACGACTCACCGAACATCTCCACCATGCGCCCAAAGGGCAGGCCGCCGTCGTAGCGGCCGGACATGATCTTGTTGAGAGGCGGGTAGCCGGTGTCAATGAACTGCGTGACGGCCTGGGCGCCGTGGTTGTCACCGATCGCCTTGAGCAAGGTGTCGGCCAAATCTGCTGCTGATGCCATGATCAACTGCCTTTCTTGATTTCAGTGAGTTGGACTTCAACTACCTCGTATTCGTCAGGCTTGTGAAGCGTCTTGCGACGCCCGTCTGCCTTGCCAAAAGAGGTGAAGAGGTGCGGTGCGCCGCGCTGCGTTCCCGCTGGCGAGTTGGGGCGCTGCGATTCGATGTCTCGGACGAAAAAGTAAGATGCGTCAGTGGTGACTGATCCACTCATGCGGCCTCCTTGAAGCGGTTGGCGAAGCTCTCGACGTTGCGCAAGATGGACACAAAGCCAAGCTCGGCGCACAGGTCGGCAAACGCCTCTGGGTCGTGCCGACCGGCGTCGATGCGCACATCGGTCTTTGCGGGCGCGGCCACTTTGAGCAGCTGCATCAGGCGCAAGTTGCGCCCAAACACTGCCCGACCTTCGGCGCTGCACAAGCGCAGATGTGCTTTCTTGGCTGGCTTGAAGTCGTCGCTATCGCAGCGCTGCCAGAACTTGCGCACGCTGCCGAACTCGGCGATGAACTCTGGTGCGCCTTTTTCGCCAATGCCGCCCACACCAGGAATGCAGTCGGAGCTGTCGCCCTGCAGTGCCTTACCTTCGAGGTAGGCGTAGGGCGTTGGAAAGCCTGTCGCGTCCATCAGCGTGTCGATGGTCACCACCCGCGAGTCATCCCGAGGGTCGTGCCAACTCACACCTGGCCGCACAAGCTGAATCCAGTCGCGATCGCCCGTCATCAGCTTGATCAGGTGCTTTGGCGTTGCGAGCCCAGCGTTTTGCTGCGTGAGCTTTTCGACAAAGTAGCCAGCCATGTCGTCAGCCTCATGGTGCATGGCAGTGAGCTGACGCACGCCCAGGGTGTTCAAGGCCCGAGCAATGAGAGGACGTTGAGCCACATAGGCCTCTTTGTCCTTGACCTTCTTGGGGTCGTTGTCGCGGTTGGATTTGTAGTCGGGGTGCAGGTCATAGCGCCACTGCGCTTTGCCGTCCCACAACACCATGAGACGCCAGTCAGGATTGTCCTGACGCAGCTGACGCATGGTTTTGATGAAGCCGAAAATTGCCTGGGTCTGCATGCCGCCCGAGGTCAGCTTCGTGGCGTGGTGCGCGGCGTGCCCAATGGCATTGCCGTCCACGATCAGTGTCTTGCTCATGATGAGTCTCCATG